TTACATAGATTATTTTATACCGGAGCGACGAGAGCGAAGCGTGAATTGCACGTCTTGGATCCAAGAGATTTTGATAAGGCTTACATACTATGAAAAAACTATACAAAGAATTAAAAAAGAAAGGTGTAATAAATAATAAGGTAACATTAGGTGATGTTTGGAATAAGCAGCACGGCGGGAGTCATTATCAAAAATATAAGATACAGCCCAGTAAATTCGTGGTTGAGAACGAGTTGCTTTATCCGGAAGGATGCGCTATAAAATATATAATCAGGCATCGAGATAAAGGCAAGAAGCAAGACTTGTTAAAAGCCATTCATTTTATCGAGATGATAATTGAAAGGGATTATAAGTGAGAAGCACGCAAATACCTCTGTTTACACCAGAGACAGAATGGGTTATGCCAGAAGAATTAAAAGATCTTCGAGGTGCCAAAGAAATAGCAATAGATTTAGAAACCAATGATCCACACTTAAAAGAGCTGGGCTCTGGTAATGTAACTGGAAAAGGGCACATTGCAGGCATTGCGGTGGCCGTAGAGGGCTGGTCAGGGTATTTCCCTATACAACACGAGTCAAACGGCAATATGGACAAAAAACTGGTGTTTTCGTGGTTGCAAGATATGTTTAACCAAGAGGACACTACCTTTATATTTCACAATGCAATGTATGATATCTGTTGGTTAAGATCAGCAGGTTTAATTATCAAAGGTAAAATAGTTGACACTATGATAGCAGCGTCTTTGATTGATGAGAATAGATTGTCTTATCAATTAAATACATTGTCTAGACATTACATTGGTATGGGTAAGGATGAAAATATTTTAAATGCTGCAGCTAAAGAATATGGGATCGATGCTAAAAAAGATTTGTGGAGATTGCCTGCTATGTTTGTTGGACAATATGCAGAACGTGATGCAGAGGCTACACTTAAACTTTGGAAAAGATTAGAGACAGAATTATATCAACAAGAGTTGTGGGATATATTTAACCTGGAGACAAAATTGTTTCCGTGTTTAGTTGATATGAGATTCAAAGGTGTAAGAGTTGATTTAGAAAAAGCAGACAATATTAAAAATTCTTTAATGCACAAAGAGAAAAAAATATTACATAAAATCAAACATTTAACTGGTGTTGATGTAGAAATAATGGCAGCACGTAGTATTGCAAAAGCTTTTGATAAATTAAAACTTCCGTATGACAGGACAGAAAAAAGTAAAGAACCTAGTTTTACAAAAAACTTTTTACAAAACCATCCACACGAATTACCAAAAGCAATAGCTGAAGCAAGAGAACTTAACAAAGCTCACAGCACATTTATAGATTCAATAACTAAACACGCAGTTGATGGTAGGATACACGCAGATATAAATCAAATAAGATCAGATGCAGGTGGGACCGTGACCGGCAGGTTTAGTATGTCAAACCCTAACCTGCAGCAGATACCTGCAAGACATCCAGAACTTGGTCCACTAATTAGATCTATATTTATTCCAGAAGAAAAACATACCTGGGGGTCATTTGACTACTCACAACAAGAACCTAGAATTTTAGTACATTACGCAAAACTGCAAAATTTAGCTGGTGTTGATGAAATTGTAGACGCATACAACGCCGGAGACGCTGATTTCCACCAGGTCGTGGCCGATATGGCAGGCATAGAACGGAAGCAAGCTAAGACGATTAATTTAGGTTTAATGTATGGTATGGGTAAAAATAAATTAATGGCAGAGTTAGGATTAATGAAAGACTCTGCAGAAAAATTAATAAAACAATATCACACCAAGGCTCCATTTGTAAAACAACTTATGGATAATGTTTCACGTAAAGCAAATGACAGAGGTAAGATTAGAACTTTGTTGGGACGTGCGTGTCATTTTGATTTATGGCAGCCAGTACAATTTGGTGTGTTTAAACCTTTACCACTGGAGCAAGCAAGAAAAGAATATGATGAACCATTGAAGCGTGCGTTTACATACAAAGCTTTAAATAAATTAATACAAGGTAGTGCGGCTGATATGACAAAAAAATCTATGGTGGCACTATATGAAAATGGTATAATACCTCACATTCAAATTCACGATGAAGTAGATATTTCAGTGGAGTCGAATGAAAAAGCAGAGAACATAATAGAGATTATGGAATCTGCAGTAGAATTAAAAGTCCCTAACAAAGTAGATTACGAGTCGGGGGCTAACTGGGGTGAAATTAAATAGTGGCTTATTTAAATGCAAACATACCAATAATAGAGTGTTACGTTAGAGGTAACTATCTTAGAGATCAAAAAGATTCACACGATAAATATTTTGAAGTTGGAGTTTTTGGTTTTAGTTCTATACCAAATAGAGTGCCTATGTTTCATTTCTTAATGGAAGATGGGGGTCTATGGTGGAGAGCACCTATCTCAGCTTTCTGTACTAAACCTGGAGTAAAAGAACTACCTCTCGATGAATTAGTTATGTGGGATTGTTTTAGTTACAATGTAAGCGTTACAACTTTTTATGAAATCGCAGGATGTACAATGCAATATACATCTAGACGTAAAGTAAAAAGAAAGGGTAAGTATTTATTTACAATTGATTGGTGCGCAGGAGACTTTAATGAATTAAACTTTGGTTATTCTGAAAAACCAGATCAACATAAATGTGGCCACGTTATAGAATTAGAAGATGGAAACTATGCAATACAGCCTAATAATAGATTAAAAATTTATGATCCTTCTATGGGAGTGGACCCAAACAAAACCTTGATTAATAGATTAGTAACAGATAAAATATACTCCGTAGAAAATTCTGCGAAATGGATCACAGACGAACACGAGAAGGGTATGTACGACTATGATCTTAAAAACTTGGAGGAAGATAATGATAAATAAATACAAAGAAAAATTTATGGTTTGGCAACTGCATAATAGAAAAGAAATTATTATAGCTGTTGTTGCATTTGGAATTGGAGCAATCCTTTTATAATATAGGACTTTATGCCTTATGAATTTAGTAGATCTGTTAAAGAAAAACATAGTAATGGTGCCTGTTGTGGCGTCACTTGTAGTGGGAACATTTACAGGGGTTCGTTATGTTGTCAATCTTACAGATAGTATTAATTCATCTGAACAACAAATTGTAAATCTCGAACGAGATCTAAAACAAGCTCAAAAAAACATCACAGATATCAATACAAGACTATCATCTGCAGAAGCAACGTGGCAGATGGCAGAAAATCTATACAGACAATTAGCAGATCAAGTTAGAGAACACGACTATGATATTAAGGATTTGAATAGGTAATGAACTATGGAGATAGCCAGGATGAATTATTACTTTACAGGTGTATTAATTGTGCTGCTATCTCTGTTAGCTTTTTGCGTTAAACCAGGACACGCTAGAAATGACTATCTTAACGACGGTACTAATTCTTGTAGCACTGGATCTTTTGATATCTCCGTGGAACAAAGAGATTCCGACAATAGTTACAGGCACTACAGCAATACTAATGATTATGACAATTATGGTGATGATCGTAGCTTAAGACTTACCTACAGAAAATACCTAGGCTCGGCGTGTACTGATGAATTTAAACAAGTACAGCAAGAAAATATGGAGTTGAAGCAGCAGTTAGAATTGATGAAAATGTGTGGAAAAGTCAACAATAATCCAACCATTCAACGTAATCAGAACTTCGCATTGCTAGTTTCAAAATGCTCTGGTATAATCATTCCTGAAAACAAAAAGCCAGAAGGCAGTCACTGGGACGATCTAAAGGACCAATACAAAAAAGATAATCCCGATGTCAAACTAATGGGAGATAAATTTTTAAAAATGCCAGAAAATATTAACGACGAAAAAACAATTCTGCCATTACCTAAACCTACAGATGAGTAAAAAACCATTAAACATTTCGGAAGAGGCAGCTGTGCAAATGCCGATGAAGACGGTAGCCTCACTAATAATTATCGTAGCACTTGGCACTATGGGCTACTTTCAGATTGTAGAAAGATTAAATGTTGCAGACACTAGACTACAACTAATGGAAAAAGATTTAGAAGAAAACACAGAGTTTAGAATTAAATGGCCACGGGGCCAACTTGGATCACTTCCCGCGGACTCAGAGCAATTTATGATGATCGAGGATCTTTATAAGACCACAGATAAATTAAACACACATATTGAGTCAATGGCTTTAAACAAAGTAAACATAGAATTTTTAAGAAAACAAATGGATAAAGTTTTAGAAGATATTGAAAAACTCAAAGATGCTAATAGAGAAATACATTATAAAAACGGAGGCTCACAATGATAGAGTCTGTAGTGGCCCTACTTATGTTTGTAAACGCCGAGATCAAGGAAGCACGTTTGCAAAGTTCAATGGCTGATTGCCTTCGCGGGAAGCGCCACGCGGAGCGCCAGTATTCAGAATCTGTTATGTACAAATGCTGGAAGGGTTCTGCAGAATTAGAGGACAATATTGA